AGAAATGCCGCGTTCAAATAGACAAAACCGTAAGACTAGAAGACAGCGTGGTGGACTTTTTGAATTTGTGACGAATCTTTTCAAACCTAAATCTCCTTTAACAACATCACCACCTAACCTACCGAAAAGTAACTTGTATAATAATAGTACAAAATATCAAGTTGGAAATGCGAATGCTATGATGAAACTAAATTCAAGTGTTTTAAATAGAACGTATAAATCGAATCCTGGTGCTGCTGCTGCGGGTGGGCGCCGTCGCAGACGTACATACCGTCGCAATCGTCGCTAACTGCCTCAAATTAAATCCCCATTGTATAGATTTCCAATGCCATTTGTAAATCTTTCAAAAATTCCTTTGAAATCTGTGAACACTCCAGTGGTAATACAGCAAATTGTTTAATTTCGACTTCCTTACTATTTTTACGTTTAAATACTAATTCTTCCAAACTCAAAGGAAATTCTTTATAAAGATCTGTGGTAATCCCATTTTCTTTCAAAATTGTAAGAAATGTTTCCAATTGCTGAAAGGAATATAGAACCGTTACATAACCCTTATCCGAAAATACCGATAAAGGGTTAAGACTATCTGATAAATTACATATTAATTGAGAAGGAACCTCTTTTACATGTAATAATTCTTCAACCGTTTCACGTAAGGCTGTTTGTAGGAATGTTTCACAGGGTTCTCTTGAACCACCAATTCCTGTTATACAAGGTCTCTTTTTATTCGGTTGATATCCTGCTAAAACATGTGTTCCATTCGTAAATAAAACACCCGCACCCTTATACTTGGGTTTTCTCGGAAGAAACCATGAAAGTATATACGACAACATATCTAATACTATATTGTCCTATATGTTTAGACTTTATAAGTATCTTACTATAACGGATCCACACAGAAATACAACCGCAAGTAAAAGACTCGCTTTCTGACCTCCTTTTAAATCTTCAAATCCATCTTTCTGCTGTTTGGCATCCGTACCATCACGGTTATACACCTTTGGCACTTTATCCCATTCCTCCTTCGATAAATAAATCGGATTTCCTTTGGCATCCTTTGCTTGAACCCATTTTGTTTGTGATGGCTGCCCTCCTGGATACTCTATTTTTCCTTGAATCCACTCATCTCCGTTAAAATCATCACGCGTTTTTCCAACCGTATCACCCACAGGAAGAAGCGGTGACTTTACACATTTTGGATAGGCTCCTCCCATAATTGCTTGTTCCATCGGTTTTGGGTTCAAGGCTGCTTGCGCATCCTCTAAAATACCTGGTGCTAAACCTTGTAAAGGTGTTATTTGTAATCCTATCGATGGCATGTTTAATCGTGAAAGTGTATTTGTTATTTTTTTTCCTAAACTATCTCCTTTCGGAACTGAATCAAAATATGCCCACATATCAGCACCATTATCACATACAAGCCCTGTTTTATGAAAATAACGAAGACCTAATGGATTAAAAGGCATTCCACGTGTTGCGAAATTCGTCGCATGTCCTGCTCCAATCACATCTGTATAATAGGCAACACCACGCATAGACCCTATAAGGTCTCCAATACCACCTCCTCTTCCTGCTGAGCCAATATCAATAGGTGATGGTATATTTCCACCAATATCGTAACGGGGTTGTACATATCCTGTATCCTCTGGCTGTACAGAAGGTAATATCTGACCACGGTCTTCTGTACCTCCACTCATGAGGCTCTCCTATTTTACAGTGATTTTACTATCACGGCGCTACATAAAAACACAACCGCCAAAAGTAAACTCGCTTTTTGTCCATCTTCAAAATTTTGGAATAGTTCCTTGACGGGGGGCGGGGGTGGAACAGGTGTTCCATCGGCTTTCATTGTCTTGGGTGTTTTATCATACTTGTCACGATCCATATATATAGGTTCTCCACGTCCATTGGTTGCTTGAATCCAACGTGTTTGTGCGGGCTTTCCATTTACATATGTAATATCTCCCTGTATCCATTTATTCTCAGAATCTCCAAGATTTCCATTAACATCTCCCACGGGAAGTGTTACTTGAACACATTTCGGGTAGGCCGATCCAAAGGTTGCTTGGAGAATCGGTGTAGGATCTAATCCTGCCTTTACATCTTCCAGCATACCTGGCGCTAAACCCTTGAGAGGGGGTAAATTCATTTGTTGCATTACAGATTGTATTTTATTTCCCAAAGCATTCCCCCTCGGAATTCCCTCATAATACATCCACATATCCGCCCCATTATCACATTTTAACCCTGTTTTCAAAAAGTAATTAATTCCGAGCACATCAAATGGTCCTCTTGAAAATCCTGAAGATTTACCGAATCCGATTACATCCGTATAATACGTAACACCTCTGGCGGCATCAATAACATCACCAATACCACCACCATCTTGAACACCGATTTGAACAGGAGTTCTCAGACTATCGGCATAACTATATTTAGGTAGCACAAACCCTGTATCTTCAGGTTGTGTCGCTGGTACAATCATTTTACGATCTTCTGTACCTCCACTCATGAGGCCTCTCTATTTGTCTTCGGGAGACATTAAAATCATTCCCACACCCAGCAAGCATACAAGAACACCCATAAATTGTAATTTTTTTATCTTTTCCTTGAATATATAAATACCTATGGCAAACATAACGAGAGTACTAATTACATTCCATAAGAAGTTTGTTAAACCGATTCCTTCATATCGTAAGGACATATGAAGAAGAGGAACAACACCCAGGGCATAAATTGCCGATGTCATAGGTATGGCATATGTTGAACCTTGTCTCAGGATTGTTAGACCAATTGATTCTATAATTGTCGCAATTAATACAAAAAATGTAGAATTTACGATGGGTGTCATCTACCTTTTGTTGATAATTTGTAGCAACGGTTTTACTTTTGGTTGACTATTTAGAATCTTTAACTTTTCTATAATAAATTCATTAAATGTAATTGTAAGAAGATCATTTTTTTCATCGAAATGCGTATGAATACAAACGAGGGGGATTCCTGATACAAGAATTCCGCTATGTTCTGTAGAACGAAATAAAGTCCATTCTTTCTTTTTTTCTTGTACCAGGACGGGGGCTTGTAATAAACGCCACCACCCATAATTACATTCTTGGCCAAATATATGAACGGTTGTTGGGTTAAGTTTTGCTAAATCTTCAATAGCGGCTTGTTCAAAAAATCGTGATGTTTTTATAGCTTTTCTCCAAAGGATGGGTATATTTGGGTCCTTTGTCCAGAAAAAACCAGCATTGTAGATTCCATATTTTGCTTCGTCATTTAGACGAATTCCGTGGGCACTTATAGCCAGAGTTGCTGTTTGAGGGATTGTAGGGAGTGGTGCTAACCAGAAAATATCCGAATCACAGAACAGAACACCCTGCCCCTTTTTTTTAATTGTCATATGCGTTAATGCCCAAGATAACAAGACTGTTTTCTCCGCCGTGAAATCATAGAATAAATTCGGATATCCTTTCTTACTTGGTAAATGTTCCATCTGTTGTCGTGAAAGCCCCTTGTAAGGTTCTAACTCGGTTGAAATATTAATTTCTCCTTTATAAAGACCTTTTATCTGATGTTCAACTGCGACTGTACATAACAAATATAAAGGTGGAAGTTCCTTGTTCCATACTTGTAACGTTGCCAGAAAACGTTTCAAATCTGGAATAGCGTGTTCATTTGCCAGAGTTGCCAAAGCTCCTGGACAATAAAAAATTGATTCCTTTCTTTCTTCTACTTCCATCTAGACCTTTCTTTATAAAATGGATAATGAATTCTTTACGCTTTCTGCTTTAAAAGGTGGTCAACAAGATAAAGAGGATTCAATTCTACAATCCTGGGCAAATGCGTGGAAAGATGGTGAGGATCTTGATGATGTAGAAAAAGATAAAGAGAAAGAAAAAGAGAAAGAAAAAGAGAAAGTAGCAAAAGTTCATTTTACACATTGTCCTTCCTGTAATGCCACAGATGATGATCTTCTTCAAGAAGATATCTTAGTCTGTACAAAATGTGGTGATATACTTTCTCGCACACTTGATACCTGTGCCGAGTATCGATACTTTGGTATTGAGAATCGCAACAGTGCCGATCCAAGCCGTATTGGCGCTCCCTCCGATCCACGCCTTCCTGAATCTTCTTTGAATACAATCGTGCTACCTTCTGGTAATCCCAAAATCATGTCCCGTATCTGGCGTTACATTCGCTGGAATAGTCTCCCCTATAAAGAACGTGAACTTCTTCTTGCCTTTGATCGTTTGAACATTACTGCTAACAATCATGGACTTTCGATGTCTATTATCGAGGATGCCAAGGAACTCTATGTAAAACTCAGCGGATTCTGTCATCGTCGTGGCCTTTCTCGTGACAGCCTTTTAGCCAGTTGTGTCTATACATCTCTGAAACGTTCAGGAACACCCCGAAAGCCACAAGATGTTGGCGCCATGTTCAGTCTTAGTCATGCCACTTTTACCAAAGCATTCAAGTTCTTCCAGGAAGTTCTTGCTCAGGCTACACAAAAAGGGCTCCTCACAGAACTTTGGACCCCCAGCCACCTGACAAGTACCAAAGCCTCTGATTATGTCTCTCTACCCCTCTCGAAACTCCCCATGAGTCGTGGGGATTGCTTGAAACTCACGGCACAGGCACAAGCACTTGCCGACAAGGCCGAGAGTGAAGGAATCAGCCCCGAGAATACACCTCCCTCGCTTGCCGCAGGTGTTGTGGCATATGTCTGTGAATCTTGGAAGAAGGGTGAGATTCCCATTGCCCGTATTGCCAAGGCATGTGATGTCAGTATTGCCACTCTTCAGAAATGTTTGCGACGTCTTCAACAACATTATGAAATAAAATCATAATGGTATAAAGTAGGATGGGACTCGGCTCAAGTAAGCCTGGAGTATCACGACAACAACTATTAAAAAGTACAGAAAAACCCCGTGATTTTATGAATCTCCTTTTTCAACAAATGATTACGAAACTTACACCCGTTGATTTTCTCAAACTTGGAAATTCCGCACTATGTAATCAGTACGTTTTTACAATGGCGGGTGCTATTCATAATTTATTTGAAGATCTTCAGATTCGCCCCAGAAAAGATAAAGATACAGGACTTGTCTATTTTCAGAAAGCATCGAAATTAACAGACCCAAATCCACAAGGAAGAGAACTCTGTCTTACCATTGCTTATTTCTATATTCGTATTTTCCAGATTTTTGGAGCACTTGCCATGACAGTTGTGGATGATCCTGGTGCTGGCCAAGTTCTTGCCGCACTCAAATATTTACCTGCCGCCGCCCCTCGAAAACCAGGACAAGGACGCGGTGTGTTTATTCAACATGGTGGTGCTGCATTGGACCAATATGAGTTTTCACAACTCTATCCTTTTTTCATGCCACTCTTTAATGAACTAAAATACTCTAAAATGTCTCAATCGAACCACGTATATTCTTTTAAAGACCAGAAAGATATTCTTATAATTTTAAGAACACCTCCTAATGAATCAACGGTACTTTATACAATCCCAAATTATGGTGATGAGATACTCTACGCAACTATTACAATTACACCCACACCTCCAAACAAACTACGTATCTCTCTTTATAATTATATGATTACTACATCATATTCCACTATTTCTGGACTCTTAGAAAAAAAACGAAAAGTATCCTTTGATGCCATACAAGGGCCCGCACAATGGTATGTACAAGAAGCGGGAGGTTACACAACGATTGGTAAGAAGATCAAAAGTCTGCTGGATGCTCTTTTCAGAGAAGTATATACAGCAGCAGGACAAGGTGCTGCGTTTGGTGCTCCTGCTTTTCCTGGAATGCCTGGAATGCCTGGAATGCCTGGAATGCCTGGAATGCCTGGAATGCCTGGAATGCCTGGAATGCCTGGAATGCCTTTTGGAAAACCACCCAAACAACCAAAACTTGTGAATCCGTATGGACATCCAGCATGGCCTTATGGGCAACCATATCAAGAAGAGAGAAGGGTTGATAGACATATAGCCCAAGTAGAAGTATCAGATATTGGTATCCAAAAAATGCTTACAAATGGCTACATTATTAATACTCTGAAAGGACTCAACGGACAAAAAACCACCTCTTTCTGTGTTGCTCGTGCCCTTCAACTCATGGATGCGGGTTCCACCTTCCAACTCGAGAAAGGCAAACCTATATTATCTGGAATCTGTAGAACCAGATTTGACGCTGTTCCCAACTCAGTTCCACCAAGTGGTTTAAGACTTGATACTATTCCAGCCTTTCATGTAACTGAACAGCTTTTCTATACAGAACCCTCTGTGGGTTCTAAGGGCGAAACCGTTATGAAAGTCTCTTCCCAGGATTCCGCAAAATATATTGAGTTTCTAACTGAGTTTGCTAATCTTTACGGACACCCTATTAAGAGTGGTTTAACAAGCCTCGAAAGTATTACAGCTCGCAATCCCAACTGTATTCCTGAGGCTATGAATAAACTATATGAGATTACTAATCCTAATCATATTAGGAAAATTCTCGGATTTGTACAGACTTTATTTGGACGACAAGTCAAACATACTCAAGATGTTCTAAATTTTATTAGCAGTCGTCTCTTAAAACTCGAAAAACGCGCAGGTGGAACATATGTTGATATTCACCCCAATCTTCAAAAAGGTGGTATTGTAGAACTTGCGAAAGTTAGTGCTGCCTGTCGTGAACTTCTTGTCAAATATTTCAAGTCATGTGAAGAGACATATCAACAGGGTGTCCAGGCTGTTTTAGCTGCGAATGGGAGATTGGTAACTGTTTAAATCTTATGCTGTTAAAAGAGGCAAAATAGGTCTCGTAAACGGATACCCAGGATTCAGACCCACAACAGACCATGTCGAGGATCCCTCCTTCGTCCAGAAACTTTCAATATGTGGAACCGATGCTGGACACTCCACATAATCATATGGTAACGCATCTATTAAAATCTCAAAGATTTGTGTTTGTTCATACAATTCTTTGATACCCTCTGATACAACTTGTAGAATTTCACACCCACGTTCCCCCCCCCTTTTAATTTCATAGGTCGGTTGAAGGAGCGCATACAAGGCTTTTTCGCGGTTTTTAAAGGTCCAATACTGTATTTGCCCCTTTTTATTATCATCCAAGATAAAACCTGTTGGATTTTCTCGTTTCCATAGTTCTGTAAATTTACCCTTTTCTGTAACTCGTACATAAACAGAGGGATTCTTTCGAATCTTGCGTGACATCATGGTAGAAGAGTAAATAGGTGGTAAAGGACTCTTGAAAAAGGCGTCATTGCGGAACCAATTGATTTTCGGCGCTGTTGTATGAAATTCAATATGATGAAATAAGAGATTTGCGATACCTTTCTTTCTCCATTCTGGATGTACACATAACCATGAAATAAGACCCATTTTCTGGCCCTGGTGGATTCCCACATAGAATTGAAATACACATGCCAAGAGTTGCTTTTTAGAATTGTACAAAACAAACACTTGCGCTTGCTCTTCTTCTATGATTTTCAGAATTTCTCTCGGTGATATAACCAGGCTGTATGGAGATTTTTGTTCATAATAGAAGGACGCCAAGAATTGTGAAAGTTCTCGTGCTTGTTCAATCGTATGTTTTGCCGCAGTTGGAAAAGTTCCCGTGGGGGATTTTAGAGAGGGACCCTTTTTCAGAGTGAGAACGGTGGGCTCCTTTGGTTCTGTATATAAAAAAGACCACATCCAATCTTTCCATGTGACACAAGGTACTACATGGAAGAAAGATTCCATGTAGTTTCTTACGATTAAAGCCTTAACCCTTTCCTATTTCCCTGAAAAATTGATTTGTCCCTTGACACTATTTTATGTACTAAAATGGAAGATAAGGAGAAGGAGAAGGAGAAGGAGAGTCGTCGTTGCGCATGCTGTACCAAGAAGTTGCCACTGACGACATTTCCGTGTCGCTGTGGTAAAAATTTCTGTTCTGTTCATCGTATCGACAGTGCCCACGCATGTACCTTCGATTACAAGAAGGAAAGTAAAGAACATCTCAGTACCATCCTTGTAAAAGTTGATGGTGAGAAGTTAGATTATATTTAGACACTTTCTTTAGAACCTTGTAAATACAAGGCCACAATCGACGGTGACCATTTTCCCATAAGTTTTGTTCGTTTTGGATCAAACCACCGCAAGGCATCTTTTTCTCTTAAGACCGATGGAAGTCGATTGAAACTGCTCGGATGGTCATTCAACCATTTGATTCGTTCCTGTGCTTCTTCAATCCGCTCTGGACTCACCGTTGCTTGGAATATATGGTACTGAAAATAATGATTTGCAGGATAATCAGGTTCTCTACTTTGAACAACAAGACCTGTATAACGTATATTGGAAATTTCCTTAATTTTTGCTTCTTCTTCCACTTCACGACGCACATTTTCTGCCATGAGTTCAATGAGGTTTGCACTGCTTGGTTGGGCATCTTTTCCTTCCATCTGGCCTTTCATCGGTTCCCACGCCTTGCTTTCTGTCGATGCGCCTTTTCTCTTCACTACAAGAAATCGTAAAGGATCAAATGGTGCTCCTTCTTCATAGACCATCCCTACAGAACGAAGGTAGACGCGCCAACCTTCCACGGGGTGCTCCACGTAAAAATACCGTTTTCGTGGAGCATGGGGGAGTTTTTCATCGCCGCGTAGGAGTCCGGGCTCAAATACATTGAAAAGCCCTGGAGGAGATGAACTCATACTCTACTCATATAGTTAAAAAATTGAACCATGTTATCACGTGTTGTTCGATATAAGTAAAATGTCTCTACGTCGTATTCAAAAAGAGCTCAAAGATTTGCAAGCAGACGCCCCTGATAACTGTAGTGCGGGGCCCTCGAAAGATAATATATATATATGGGATGGTATGATTATAGGCCCCAGTGATTCGCCCTTCACTGGCGGCATCTTTATTCTTGAAATCCACTTCCCAACCGATTACCCGTTCAAGCCCCCCAAGGTTACATTCAAGACACGTATATATCACCCAAATATCAGTGCTCAAGGAAATATTTGCCTCGATATTCTAAAAGACCAATGGTCACCCGCACTCACAATTGGTAAAGTACTCCTAAGTATTTGCAGCCTTCTTACAGATGCCAATCCCAGAGATCCTCTTGTACCTGAAATTGCCAATGAATATATTAATAACAAGAAGCTTTATGAAGAAAAAGCACGGGACTGGACCCAGAAATACGCAAGCGGTTAATTCTTAATTCTTAATTCTTATGAAATACCAATAAATAGGCATACTCAAAACCAACCGCCAAAAGATCTTGACTTCCTTCATATACCCACCCTGCCCGTTTTGCCATCTCCACGATTTGCTTGATTTCTGGCATGTTCAGAATATGTTTTTGTCTTCTTACCGTATTCCCTTTCTTAAAACGAAATGTCTCATAAAATTCACCCTTGGAATCCGTTAATTGAAACTCGGCTTCATAATCGAATTTATCAAATGTCACATTACTCTTACGTATACGTTCTTTACTATATTTTTGTAAACTAAATCCCAGAAAGGGGCTAGCAGATTCAAGAATTGGGTCAAACTTGTATCGATTCACCACTTCTAATGCCATCTTGGCTCCAGGTTTTGCCCAGAAATTCAAATGACGCAAAAATTCTTCTTGATCATTCATATAATAAAACGTAAAATAGAAAACAACTATATGTGTACATTCACCCGCACCACATGCCGCCGAATTAACAAGAGAATCTTGACGCCATCGTAAATGGGTTTTTTGTTCCGGTGTTAATTTCAGAATTTCGGTTGTTTTCTTCTGACCATATTGGATCATAGAAACACTTTGATCCAGGGCAATTACATTTCCAGCACCCATTTTGGCAAAGGTACATGCCGCGAAACCTGTTCCGCAACCAGCATCCAAGATTGTCCAAGATGATATTGGTTCTTTTTCTGATTTCCAGAGATCTACACAAATGCCCACTTTGGCTTGTGTACGTTCCTCTTGTCTCGTTAATTGGTCATAAACCCCCACATAGAATTCATCATAAATTTGGGGAGGATCTTGAATCCATGTATATAAAGATAAATCTTCTTTCTTTTTATCTTGAAGACTATCTTCAAACCCCTCGTGTACATTGTGTTTATAGACTTCATATTTTGCCTTTATGACTTCTGATAAGTACCAAATACATAATACGGATACCATAATAAATATATATGGTTGAACTGTTAACCATATATCTGTATCTGCCATCTCCTCTCTATCTATTTTTTCTTGTATTGTTTGTGTTCTTTTTACTTCTTCGACATGTACGTGCTCGTTTGCTCGATGCGCATCCGCTACGATGTTTTGCTACTTCTTTACATAAGCCGTGGAAGGTAATACCTAATTCTTCTAAATCTTCGTCCATTCCACATCGTATTTTCCATAACCATGCCAGAGCTGTCTTACGACTTTTCATGGCTGTTTGGACATTCGAACCATGTTCTTTCCAACTCTTTTGCCATTCTTTGAATGGCATTGCGACAGGAACATGTTTCCAGAATTCTATGAGGGCATCTGTCCGTTCTTTTGGGGTCAAAAGGTTCTTTCTATTTTTTTCTTCTAGACTCATTGAGTTCAGGGATTCCAAATCTTCTGGTGTCACGTCGGGCATGGGCTTGGAAGGACTTTTGCTCGGATGATTATCAGCAATGGAAAAGAAAAAATCCCATCCAGGAAATACCGTTTTCGTACATCCTTGAGCGAGTTTTTCTTGATAGAGTTGTCTGACTTCAGAAAATGGTGGGTCCGGTGGAATGCTTTGACTCTGTCCTCGTAATTTTGCGTTCACTTCGTTATGAATTGTCCATAACCATTTCTCTATTTTTTTCTTATCTGTTGGTATTGGATGTTCTATATAATATTGTGTAAGGCTCGCGCGGCAGAATTTACAAGGTAAAATATAAGGAAGGCTGTTCCAAAAGGATTTAGAAGCCTTTGCCCCAGCCGCTACTAAATGTAGGAATTGCCACCCAGATGGGCCCCAGAAACGCGTATCCATTTAGGACACTCTCTATTTAATGGCACCACTCCGTGTGCTTCGAGACGCAAGCTTCGAGTCGCAAGCTTCGAATCGCAAGCTTCGAGTCGCAAGCTTAGCCCAAGCCAAAACCTGTGACATCCAGTGGTGCCAGATAGGGGCGTACTTGTTGTACAGGCGCGTCCTCGGCCTTACACTTGACGACGGTGGGCGGGCACACAGGGCGAGGGCAGGGGGCGGGAGGTGCGCATCGTGTAGGAGGGGCACACTTGATCTCAGGGCAGCGTGGGCGGGGGCATGGCGGGCACTCACCACTGGGCTTGTTACATTTACTACAATCCATAATAATAGGCTGAGGCTTGGGAATACTGCTCTTGAGAACATAATTACTTAAGTCTGGTACAGCGGGGCATTCTGTCTTCAACATGTACTTACTCAAATCTGGTATAGGAGGGCAAGGAGGAATTGTTGTCTTAAGAACGTATTTGCTCAAGTCAGGTTCGCGACATGGTGGGCAACTCCCAGGGAGTATACCACCGGGTCTATTACAACTGCCACCGCCGCCGCCGCCACCACCGCCACCGCCACCACCACCACCACCGCCACTATTCCAATTCCAATTCCATGAACCATCCTTGTCATCGCATGAGGGTTTAGGTTTGGGACAACCACATGGACTTGGCTTTGTACAATTATAGCACTTTGGATCAGGACATCCAGGAATGATATCATTAAATCCTTCACGACGATTTATTTGAGAAAACGCACGATTTAATATCATTCCTAACAAAACACCCAGGAGTAATGTAAGTCCTGGGACAACAATATAGACTGAATTTGCCATCGGGATGATCGCTCTATTAAGTAAATATATAGTTCTATTCATTTTATGGATTGAACTATATGAACGTATCTGGATAATTATGTACCCTGCCACCCAGCCCATTCTTGAGGTGGGCATCCCACAGTCACAGGAAGTCCGGGATCTGTGTTGGCGGCAAGTCGTGTACAAAACATCTGTGTGTATCCGCGCCAATTAAACTCATTACTTACATCAGCATTATCTGGAATTGCCCCAAACACAGCAGGATCAAGTCCGCGCCTTTTCACTTGTACCTTGATTTGTTTCGCACGTTCTTTCCAATCTAACCCTCCAACCTTTATTGCAGGAAATGTGCGATCGTGTGAAGTTCCTGGTAAACCATAATCATATGTATTTTGCCCACCAGGTACAGCATAAGCTAAACCATTGTTTGTAGGGTCATTATGTTGTACTCCATCATCCACTTGTAAATTCAATACAGGGCTACCTACATTTGCATTTACACCTGGAATTCCCATTTGTATATCGGCTTCCGTATTGTTATCATATACTTTCATACCTCCTATTTGAGCCGCCCTTGGGCTATCGTATTTTATATTCGCCCTTACATCAACACCCCACGAAGTCCCCTCAAAAATTTGGCTCATGTACCCCTTAACAACATTGTTGATTTGTGCCGCTTGTTCCTTGTCATTTGGACTTAATCCTCCTGGAAACAGATTCGCAATTGCGGGAGGTAAATTGTACTGTTTTAGAATTGTTGGAAGAGGGTCTGTGGGACTTCCAAGAACAGGAAGGGCCTTTTCAATATCCGATTGATAAATGGGAACCGTTTGAGGAGTAAGGGTGCCCGATTTTAAATCATCAATTGTCTGGTCTACATCTGATTGAATACGGGTAAGAGTATTAATACGGGCTGTGAGCACAGGGTCATTTGTTCCATTTGCTGATAAGCGTATTATCTCTGCCTTTACCTTTTGGCTGAAATCTGTTAATTGTGCCATCGTTGCGGGAGGTCCATCAGGAGTGTCTGCTGGTAAATCCTCAAATCCTTCCGATGCCCCCTTTGGTACAGCACCACTTACCTCCAAGTCACGTAACATGGCCTGTAAGTATCTCAGATTGGCTTGTATATCATTGAGTTGTTTGTTTGTTATACGACTGGGGAGACCGGGATTTCGTTCCAAAACGCTTTGTACGTCCACCAATTCACTGACATCGGCGCGAGCACGTGTTAAAGGTATTTGAATTGAGGGGTCGCCACTATCTGTTAAACTGGATGCCTGAAATCCAAAGAATGCTTGTAGGTCCTCTTTCACCGCCAGAATGCGAATATACTTTGCGGGTTCTGTATCAGGATCCTTGTAAGGTTGAGGCACTCCTTTCGACCGGCTCCCAAAAGGTGCCGAGGGCAATGCGCTTGCTGGAGGAGGGCTTGGTTCAATATTTCCAACCCCTGCCTCTGCTAATTGCGGATAATAGGGCTGCGTTACAGGTAATACAGCATTCTTTGAATTAAATACAGAAGGTGTTCCCTCGTTCATCGATCCAAAGTCATAATTAAAGAAGTTTGTGAAACCATCCTTTGACTTGGAATATGGATGTAAATATAATATGGCTGCTAGAAAAAGAAATAAAAGTATAAACGTTACTGCCTTTACTGCCATCTCTATCCGGGTAGGCTTTCCTATTAATCATTTACTTTAATGTACAAGCATAACAAGGTATGCTATCTTTGCGAATATAATCATTCAAGTCAACCGGACATGGTTCTGCTCTTCTAGCCACTTGTTGTGATACGGCATAGGCAGAGCTCGCTTTATTTATTCCACTGTTTCCACTATAATCAGCACCCTGTTGAAGAGAAGGTGTATCAGGATTTACTATAGGGTTTGCTCGTGTCACAGGTTGTTGAGACACTCGGTCCAACGAATAGTTGAGTATATTATTATTCTGACTATTAGGTGTTATATTTACAGGGTTTTCCACTGTTTCCAATTTTCTTGAATAATATGATAAAGGCAAATCAGTATTTTTCTTTGTTGAAGTTCCTGATACAAGTTGTTTAATTAGTTGAGAAAATGTGTTTCCTTGTTCCAACGATGGAGAAGATGTATTACCAGATAGTTCACTTTTAGGAGGATCCGTTACAAGAACATCACCATTAGTATCTACAGATAAATAATTATTATAAACATCGTTTTTAATAGGTTTTCCTTTATCATCTACAGGAGCTCCAGATAGAGGCACTTCTACCAAGTTTCCCATTAAATCAATAAGGGGTGAGTTTTCTTGTGCCTCTGTTGTGCCCACAATAATTCCATTCGCATCTTTAACAATCGTTGATTTTGATACATTAAATGTAAGAAAATTTTCACGAAGCATATACACATTTAATAGTACGGCCACCAAGAAAACTCCTGCCAGAATAATAAGTATATGTATACTAGATGTCATCTCTATTTTGTAATTATAAAATTGAAATTCATTGTCACTGGTTACATGTAGGATGCTAAAACAAAGATATAGTGAGGATTCTCTTATCGAGATAGGGATTGATGAAGCCGGTCGTGGATGTTTCTGGGGACCTCTTGTGGCGGGTGCTGTATGTTGGCCTTTGGAAGATCAATGGACCGATGAACATCGGGACATTGTGAATCACATTAAAGATAGTAAGAAGATTAGTCCAAAAAAGCGTGAACGTATTTATGAATCTATTTGTAAACTTTCTCTTGGTTATGGTGTAGGTCTTGTAAATTCCGAGGAAATTGATAAATATGGCGCCACCTGGGCAAATCAGACAGCCTTTCGTCGTGCTGTGGATTCCTTGACCCTCGGGGGAGCGCGGCGTTACTTGATTGACGGTGTTCTTCCTCTTTCTTCCTTGAAGGAAGGTGAGGCACAACAAACTATTGTGGATGGAGATGCTACTTATCTTTCCATTGCTGCTGCGAGTATTGTAGCCAAAGTCTATCATGATCGTTGGCTACAAGAATGGTGTTCGAAAGAGGAAAATAAGACATGTGCCGAGCGTTACGACCTTGTCTCATGTAAAGGATACGGGACGGCAAAACATCGTGCTGGAATTTTAGAACACGGATATACACCTCTTCATAGAAAGTTATATCTACGTAAACTTCTTAAAGACAGCCCTAGTTTAGTTATTGAACGTTATTTATTTACGGATGATTAAACTATTTACATGCCAGGCATCATTGCGCTGCTGCGGCGCCCCCCGCGGCTGCGGCGATTGCGGCGGGAGCGGCGATTCTTGCGGCTACGGTTCTTGCGATTGCGGCTGCTTCGGTTCTTGCGATTGCGGCAGCTGCGATTCTTGCGATTGCTGCGATTGCGGCGGCTGCGGCGGTTGCTGCGATTGCGGCGGCTATTGGCGCGGCGGCTCTTACGGCTCGAGCGGCGATTCTTGCGGTTGCGACGGCTCTTGCGCATATTGACATTTCCACTGTTATTTGCCATGAAGTTGTTTGTATTAGCGTTGGCTTTCATACTACTATACTTGAGCCCTATATTTTTTTCAAGGGTCTAAACAAGAATTAAAATTTAGAAGTCCATGAATCCAAAATAGCGCAGTCAAGAGACCATTGTTGAAGTTGTGTATCCGGGGCGGTAAAATGTCCCGCATTGCGATCCACGATACAGATTTTCGGTGCCCCCCCGCTTTTACGAAGGCGTCCTATCCATTTCAACGGTTCATAGGCAAATACTTGACTATCGTGAACAGCTGTTCGGGCAAGTACAAAGATGTTCGGGGTTTTTATAACAGCTGCTGAATCTGCTGGACTTAGGAGCCCTACCGATAAAAAATCTTCTAAACGCTCTCTTGGATTTCCAAATTCATCGTACTCAAGAACTGT